GATCAAAGGCCGCTTCGATGCCGATGATCGCAAGAAGATGAAGTTGCTGTGGGAACAGGGCTACAAGTTTACGATGGTGTTCGACAAGCCGGGTAACAAGATAACAAGCACCAGCAAGACGACGTACGGTATGTGGTGCGACAAGCTAGGCATTCCTTGGATGAGTGCCGCCGACTTTGAAAGGATGTTCAATGGAGGAGTTTAAGAACAACCCGATTGGGTTAAGTATCTACCGGCACAAGTACGCGCTGAATCAGTCGCAGACTTGGAAGGAGAAAGCTCGTACCATTGTTGAGGATGTGTGCGGTCGGGGTACGTACGGCCAGTACCGTCAAGTCCTGATGTCCAAGGAAGAACGGCAGCAGCTACAGAAGTACATCGAAGAGTTCAAGTTCCTGCCCGGTGGGCGGTACGTGTACTATGCAGGACGGCAGGTACCGTTCTGGAACAACTGCTATCTGTTGCGTTGCGAAGAAGATACGAGGGAAGAATGGAGCGCGGTGACTCAGCGAGCAATGTCCTGCCTGATGACAGGCGGGGGAATTGGCATCGACTATTCGAGATTGCGGGAAAGTGGTCGGACCCTTTCACGTACGGGTGGCGTAGCCTCTGGCCCTGTCCCCCTGATGTACTGTATGAACGAGATCGGGCGCAACGTGATGCAGGGCGGGAGCAGGCGATCCGCGATCTACGCGAGCTTGCTTTGGTCGCATCCCGATGTGCCGACTTTCTTGAAAGCGAAAGAGTGGAGCAAGCAGGGGATCGGCAAGGCTCTTAAGAGCGACGGTTCACAGTACACGTACTTCGACTACAAGCACGACGACTTCAATGCACCGGCTGCGCTGGACATGACGAACGTCAGCTTGAACTGGGACGATGAGTGGCTCCGTGAACCGGACCGCCACCTGAATCCGATCTTCGTCGAGAACGTGCAGTACGCAATGATGAACGGTGAGCCGGGGTTCAGCTTCAACTTCGGCCTCAAGCAGAACGAAACTCTGCGCAACGCTTGCACGGAGGTTACATCGGAGGATGATAGTGATGTCTGCAATCTCGGCAGTGTCAACATGGCTGCGTGCTCTTCGCTTAAAGAGTTTGCGGATGTTGTGCGACTTGGTTCTAAATTCCTTGTGTGCGGCACAATCCGTGCTGATCTCCCTTACGATAAGGTGTATAGTGTACGGGAGAAAAATCGGCGCTTGGGACTAGGAATCATGGGTGTCCACGCTTGGCTGCTCCAACGTGGCTACCGCTATCAGATGAACGATGAACTGCGAGGCTGGCTTGAGATCTACCGTACAGAAAGTGAGCTTGCTGCCAATGAACATTGTGATCGGTTCTATCTTAGCCGTCCGGTTGCTTATCGTGCTATCGCGCCTACCGGCACGATTTCGATGATCGCTGGCACGACCTCGGGAATTGAACCGCTGTATGCTGTGGCGTACAAGCGCCGCTACCTGACGCAAGGTACGCGCTGGATGTACGAATACAAGATCGATGCTGTAGCTCAGATGATGGTGGAGCAACATGGAGTCAACCCTGACGAAATTGAAACAGCGATTGATCTCGCGCGTGATCCAGAAAGACGCATCGCTTTTCAGGCTGACGTACAGGAATACGTTGATATGGGTATCAGTAGCACGCTCAATCTCCCTGCTTGGGGCAGTGATGAGAACAATGCTGATCGAGTGCGGGACTTTGCTAAGGTTGTATCCACGTACGCTCCTCGTCTACGCGGACTTACGTTCTACCCGGATGGTGCTCGCGGTGGTCAGCCACTTAATAAGGTACCGTACAGCGAAGCTCTCGGCAAAGAAGGAGTAGCGTATGAAGAGAACGGAAGCTGCCGCGATGGAGTATGCGGACTCTAAGTGGATAGATCCACGCAAGATGTGGATCGGAGACAACCCCAAGCTAAAAGAGATGTACGAGAAGGATCTCATCAAGGAGTACAAGCTCAAGGTAGACGAGGCGATGCTCAAGGGTGTAAAGATCATTCATCCGGGCAAGCTAGTAGGGTCCGTTCCCACTGTGAGCAAGCTATCTAGTGAGCGCAAGTGCGAGATCCTAGCGGAGCAGGCGGTTAAATTCTTACCGAAGAATGGCACTAGGTACAAAGCCACAGTGTATGCGCAGTATCGCATCATTACGGATTCCTTTCAGATGTCCATCCGAATGCGGGACTACGCTGACAACAAGGAACTTGCAGTAGATTTCGAGATAGACCCCGACGTACTAGAGAAAGCTGCGCCGGGAGATTTTTCAGCAGTGCGTGATGCAGTCAAGGGGCCGGTGCAGCTATTGATCCGGTCCTTTGCACTTGAGCGACTAAACCAAAAGGAGCAAGACAATGTACATTGTGAAGAAGAATGGACGGAAGTTGACGAAACTGGGGAGCTTCCTGTCGTATGAGCGTGCGCGTCAAGCGGTGCGTGCGATCCTGCGGCGTAATATCACCAGCCGTGTTGATCGGCTCGCGGCTCCCGATGTGATTTGGGATGGCATCAGCCGCAACCCGTCCTCGATCAAGGCGTTCGGCTACGATATCGTTAAGACTTAACCGGATGGCACACATAGACTGCCGTATAGTGTACGAGGGCTGCACGCCGGGGCGTACCCGGAAGGACGGTTCAACTCCGTGGTAGTCTGTGCCAAGAAAAAGAAAAGCCCCCAGTGATGGGGGCTTTTTCATTTGCTCTTAGGAGCGTCAGTTCAACTTCATCTTGATGTACTCCATCAGGTGCGGATTGTCAATCATCACCTGTGTCCAACCTCGTGAGCTTTGCGTCACGATCTTCTCTTCGGTGTGCAAGAAGTCCTCGTCCACACCATAGACATCGTTGATAGCGTGTTGAGTTTCGTGGATCAACACTTCTGCTAGCAACACCGGCTGCTGTTCCAAGCCGGGATCTAACATAATGTTCTTCGTTTTCGGATCGTAGAATCCCCACGCATCTTTCGTATCATCATCCTCGTCGTGTACGTAGTCCTCGCCTAGCTGCTTGAATGTTACCTTGTAATGTCCTACCTTGATTGGCGCGGGAAGCTGCATGTTACTCTCTCCGTCAGCGGTGGTATTCGTAATTCAGATCATCAAACGTAAAGTCCATCATGGGATTACCTTCGCTGTTCTTGTAGCTAAGTTGTGATCCCTCCCAAAAAGGATTTTCAATTCGTTGTTGCATCGTCATGTTGACGCGACTTCCAGCCGCGCGCTGGAACGCCTCGTCAGCTTGCCGTGCATACCACCACGTAGCTGCTGCCAGAGCTTCTAGTTCGTCTTTCGACATGCCTTGGCCCTTCACATCCTTGCGCTTCATAGTCTGCACTACGTACTTAGCTTTGGTTGCATCCGGTAGTTTGTTGAACTCGCCCATGATGCGGTCCCCTTCCCCAAGGGAATCCTTGGCGATCTTAAGAGCACGAACCTTGTCCGTAGCTTTCGGATTGTTCTCAAGGAAGTCGAACACATCCGAGCTTACGTTGATCTTGTTGTCTCGTACGAACTCGATGGGGTCTGTGTACCCGGCAGACTTAGCGGCACGATCAAGTGCAATCGCACGAGGAGCAATGTCAGCCGTAAGGCGCTGAGCAAGTTCGCGGCGCTTCGGGTTTACCGTGTCATAGATGTATCCAAAGTTACCACCACGCCACAGCTTGTCCTCTTGGTTCAGGATGTGCCCGCCCTCGTGGGCCAGCACTTCCGCCGCCTTCTTCCCTTCCAACCCAGTCTTGAGTGTGATGTTACCACCACCAGCCACACCAAGATCCCCGCCCTTCAAGTCCTTACCTTCCAACGTAGTCTCAGCAATGCGAGGTAGCCGCTTCTGCTCCGACTCCGGAATGCGGAACATACCCAGTCCGGGGTACTTGTCGATCAGCTTAGTCCTGCCTTCGACTACAGTCTGCGGAACCAAGTAGTCCACGTTCTCAGACAGTGCTTCACCTTTCAGCAGCTTGATCGGAACGCCGTGCTTCTTGCCAGTCAACCGCCAGATCTCGGTATCCGACACACCCTTCTTCTCTAGATCCTTCGCCATCTTGATTGCAGGATCGGCCTTCTTTCCGTACAGAGTCTTGGCACGAGCGATGCCAAGCCCTGCGCCCGCCGCTTGGAACAGCGAACCGGGGCCGGGAATGGATTGGCCTGTCTCGTATGCAGGGTGTGTGGGATCGACACCAGCCTTATTCGCAAACCATTCGGTTGTGAATGGCTGCGCCGCCCGGT